GGCTCTAGCCTGTAGAGTACCAGAAGGACAAAGCACATTTTTAAAAGTGCTGGTCAGCCCGGCGTTTCTATCTTGAATCTGTGCTGTAAAATCCTTTTCCATTAAAGTGAACGGGAACAGAACTGTAAATCTTGCGCATAGTAGAGCCGCAAAACGGGCAATCAACGTCATGTGGTTCATTGATACTTAACTCCTTGTCATATCTGGCATTTGCCTCGCATAACTCGTTATCACATTCAAACTCATATATTGGCATTAGAACACGTCCTGCATGGGACATCCTTTAGTTTCCATGAGCTGCACTGGTTGCATCTCTCTGGTTCTAATTGTACAGAATCCTGCTGAATATCTCCGTAACCTGCCGCTAGAAGTAATTGCACCAAATCACCAAATCGCATAAAAGCAAGATACTCGGAAGCATCTTCACCCTGTCCATTCATACGACACACCACGAAAGGCAGTTCCCGATGAGCCGCCGCTCTCTTGGTGACTTGGCGCAACCACTCTAAGGGTTGGAAAGAACTCCTCGCTTTGACCTCAACATCGAACGGGACATTGAAGCAATCCTTTCCAGCACCTCGACCAACGCTTGCGTTTCTCCACCATTGCGAGAGATAGGCTGCAACCACTCGCTCAGTACGAAAGCCTCGGTCTTTTCTGTGTCGTGTCACGCACGTCCAGCAGAGTTAATTGTGCTACATTCTTCGCAAGTCCACTCATGCTTTAAGTACCTATCAGCCATCTGTGTTCTTGTCGGAAACTTATTGCATAGCTGGCAAATAAGCTTGTAACCCAGCTCTTCTAGTAACTGGGCATTGGCTATCAGATTAGCTCGCTGTTCTTCATTAGGGAATTCTTCCCAGTCACCATCTTGGTTCAAGAACTGTATGTGTCCCATTAGTGTTTTACCTGTGGCTTCCACTGTCCGGTCTCTTTATCTATCTCATACCAAATTGGGTCGCAACGCTCAGCATCTCCAAGTATTTGAGACATGCACTTCCAGTGACCCCAAGGCTTGTTGTTAGTTCTACTCGTTCCAGTTTTCCAGACTCTTGCCCCATGAATACAGCTCTCGTCCGGCATTGTGCCACCAAGTCCTGATTTCACCATCTCTACCGCACTCTCTAAAGTCTGTGCTTGCTGTGCTGGAGCTATAGTCCAAGGGTCGTCCTCCTTCTGTACTGGAATGTACTCGGTAGATGTTTGAGCCATCTTAGCCTTTACTTCTTCAATCTTAGCCTTTACTTCGCTATGCGCTTGAACCTTTTGCATGTCCTCGCGTGTTGGTTTCTTGTCTGTATCTAATACAAGGCTTAAAGCTCGGCCTACTGCCGAGGTAACTGTATCCTCCACATAAAATTTACGCATGGATTGTGGATATGTTGAAGCTACTCCAAAAGCATAATCAACACCGGCTGGCTGTGTATCTTCATGCTCGCGATAAACCTCTGCCATTGCTAGGACTTCGCCCTTAGCATTATCTAAGCTGATGACCTTCGTCACAATTCTGCCGCCTAAATGTAATTTTTGAAATCTTGAAACTCTGTCTGCAACAGTTTCATATTGGCTCAAATCAAACATAAAGCTCATTCTCCTCTGTTCTCAAGAATCCTGATAGAGCCGCGTATGCGCAGAGGTCGATGACATTATCGACTTTGTCAGTTTCCATGCTTCTTGCGATTTTGACCAGTGCCATGCACATTGCCACTTGATGAGGGTCAATCGGCACTTCGAGGTATGCAGCCCATAAGGATGCTGTTCTGGACAAATTGTCTGACGGGTGTCCGTAGTCCAGACCACGCTCATCAATGATGGCTCTTGCCTCGTTAAGGTAGTCACCGGCCTTCATCCGTTAACTCTCTGGAATTCTTCTATGCGTCCTTCAATCTTGCCTTCGTTTTTGCCATGTGTGTAAAAGATAAGGGCTATCAAGCCATGTGATGCCAAAAGAATAAGTTGCAAGATACTCATTATGCACTAACCGCCATTTCGTTAGCAATTATGCGATAAGCCTGTTCAAGCCCTACTGCAATGTTCTCGTACTTGTGAGCATCGTCGTTGTTCTTCATAGCCCAAGCAATGCCTGACTTGTTGCGCATTTTAAAAATCTCGTTGGACAGTTCCTTAAGTATTGCTGCGTTCATTTTCAGCCCTTTCGTATTCGGTATTTCCGTCTACAAAGAGAACTTTACAGGCTATGCACCAAACATCCACCCTTTTTTAATAACGATTTGATAACGATGTTATCCACATCCTCATCCCCAAAATCAGGTCTAGCAAACTCAGCCATAGCGTTTGCCTTGATATATAAATGACCCGTCCTTGGGGTCAATTGGAATAAGCTCAGGCGTAAAGCGCTTGTCAACTAAAGTGCCTACAACGAACCCCATCTGCCAGTTGGCATAGCCCTTTGTATAGCCCATACCCGGGCTGGAAAGGTCAACTAGGTTGCCAACCTCAACACCCCACACAATGCGCCCGTATCGGCCTCCAGAGGCCTCAGAATGGGCTGATAGACCCAGCCTGTGCGTATGCCCCGACACGATTGATTTGCCCATGCGCATTGCGCCATTCAAGGCCGTTTGACCGGGCTTATTTGATAGTGGGAAAGCATCGCCATGACAGGTATGCCAGCTCGGTGCGAAGTCAAAGCCATTAGGATGGTAACGGATTCCGGCCTTGTCGTAGCCCATGAATTTGTCATAACGCAACTCCGGCAGATTCATAAATGCTGGCAGTCTGCGAGACAAAGACTTGTAAACGCGAGCGCCATGATTAGAACCCACTACGTCAGTAACTCCAAGGTACTCAAGAATCTCTAACGTCAGCTTGCGGTCTTCATCAATGTTGCCTTGTACCTCTTGCCAAGGTTGGGCAAAACCTCCAAGCTGAGGCAGGTCAATCTCGTCACCAATACATATAGTTTGATGTGGCTTGTAAGCCCTTAAAAACTTTCCTAAATTCTTGACTGCTGCTTCGTGAAAGAAAGGCGCTTGAATGTCTGATATCCAAGCTATTCTTTTGACTGTCATTTAGTCCTCGTCGTCGTCCTCGTAGGGGTCAGCATCGATTTTGTTAGGAAGTGTAGGGAGAATCCAGTCTGGGTATGCCTGTTGGTCTGCTATCAGCCAGAAGGCGTGGGTCTCAGAAAAGCCAGCACGTCTTAGCGACTTGTAAAACTCATTAATAGCAATACAGTAAGCGTCCAGAGCAGAATAGGTATCAAGGTCAATAGCCTTCTTTGTTCTCGTAACAGGCTTCTTCTTGGCTGTCATGAGATAAGTGTTACTTACCTAGCAGCTCAATGATTGTTTCGACACGCGCTTCTAGTCTGGAACTCTTTATTTCCAATCTTGAAATTTGGTCTTTAATGCTTGAGCCGGAATTGGGCTTAAGTTCTGACAAGTAGTGCTTAATCATGAACTGGACATAAGCTGCAACGCCGCCAAGGATTGAGATGATAGCGACTGATAATGCCGCGTAGTCCTGAGCGGTCATCGTTTAGGTGATGCGTATCCAAATACGCCAGCTACGACTGCGCCCAAGATTGCACGATAGTCAAGTGAGAAGTTAGAGGTCGTTCCCCATACTGCTAGGAACGCTCCTACTGAAAGGATTGCTGGGTGCTTCATGTTCATGCTGTGCCGCCTAACATTGGGATATTAAAGAACGAGCTATCTGCATCGCCTTTTGGGTGAAAACTGATGTGGCAATGCTTAGTATGCGGATTGATTCCACGATAAGTTCGCCAACGCCATAGGGTTTTTGCTGAGCAGTACTTTCCATTAAATATGATGTAACTAATTCTCTTATCTCCAGCTCTCGCCGCGAGTCGAATCTGATTCGCAAGGTCAGGCATGAGGTCAGGCTTGCTCCGTCCAGCCAAATCCCTGTCAATATCAATGGCTCTGACGATACCTGCTGCATCAGGTGTGTGGTCAGAAGGACGTGCTGCGTGACGAGCGTCGCCAATCCAACCATCGGAGGCTCTATCTCTATCTGGGTAAGTATCATCGAACTGCTCCCTAAGTTGCTGTCCGGCTTTGCACAGTACGGGTTTCATCCCAGTAGTAGTGCCGCTTCATCGGCTGTGATGCCTAGACGTGCAAGAAGCTCAGCCTTAGCAGTTGCTCTTGCTTCTGCTGCTGCATCTTCTTCTGCTTGCTTTGCTTCTGCGATTGCAGCTTGAGCTGCCATCTCTGCTACCTCGGCATCGGTGAGTTCAATGATTGACTCCACGCCTGTCTCGCAGTTGATTTCGATTCGTGTTGGATTAGGCATTTTTTACTCCATATAGGTAGGCGGTTGAGTATTGGACAAAAGGATAGCCAGAGCCATCTGCGTGTGTAAGACTGATAGAGGTGATGGCAGCGTTGTTAGACCATAGCCCTGCTATTGCATAAAAGTTAGACGCTGTTGCATTATTTTCCTGCGTAGATTCAGCAGAAAAAGATTTGTAAATCGTTGAAGAAGCATAATTAGGAATGTAGGTCTGACTAGAACTAAATGTATTAGAAGTCTGTCCACTACCTGTAATCGTTCCTGCTAAACCAGTAGAGAATGTAGTTGAAGATGCACTAGAGCCATTTCCGCTTAAACGTCTAGCCGTAAAGTTAGCACTAGAACCATTAAAAGATATGAGAAGGTTGCCGTCTAATGTTGCGCGAAGTGATGAGACTACACATAAATCGGTATAAGTGCCTGGGATGCTTGTGAAATCTATGCTTGTAGAACCTAATACTCCAACTGTAGTGGATGCAATTAACTCAAATGTATTTGCCATTATGCAGCCGCGATTCCGTAAAGGGTAAAGGTTGAGCCTGTTGCAAAATTAGCCCCTGCATTGTTACTAAACTGAATAGACGTGATTGCAGCGGTATTGCGCCACAATCCGACTAGCGCTTCTACTGCATCGTCTGGAGCGGAGTTTCTTGCTAAAACAGTTTTGTTTGTTGTGCTGTTTGAATAGTTTTGAAAATTGACAATTTGAATAACAAAGCTTGAGGTTCTAACTGTTGCCTGTCTATCAATAGCCATTGAAGTCTGACTTGATGCTCTAAAAGATTGTGCTGTTGAGCCTGTGCCATTCATTGACGTAAATGAATAGTTTGAGCCGCTATCGCCGTTTAATCTTACCCAAGTATCAAAGGCTGTCGAGTCTGCCTTAAGGCTTGCTACTAAAACTAGGTCTGTGAACCCACCTGATATTGATGAAAAGGTATAGGAAGAAGTTGGAG